AGACAACTTAACACAAAACAACGCAATTCTTCAGCGCTTGAATCAGAAGGGCAATGTACGCCCATTCTCAGGCGGTAATGTGATTTTGGAAGAAATCATGTATGACGATGCGACAACCAACAACGCTAACTCTTATAGCGGATATGAAGTATTGAACATTGCACCAGATAGCCCTATCTCTGCTGCACAATTTAAAATTGCTCAATACGCAGACTCAGTAACAATGTCTGGTTTAGAGATGTTACAAAACAGCAGTAAAGAAGCAATCATCGACTTGTTAGATGGTCGTATGCAAGTTTCTGAAGCTCGCTTGTTAAACCGTATTTCTGGTGACTTGTTCCTAGACGGTACTGGTAACGGTGGTAAGAACTTGGATGGTTTGGGCGCTGCTGTTGCGGTTTCTCCTTCATCTGGTACTTACGGTGGTATTAACCGTGCTACTTGGACTTTCTGGCGTAACCAAATCACTACTGGTGCTACCTCTGTAAACATTTTGGCTAAAATGACCGAAGCTGCTATCAAGCAAATTCGTGGCACAGACAAAGCTGACTTGATTGTTGCTGGTAACACATTGTATCAATACTATGTAGGCGCATTGCAGTCTATTCAGCGTATTGCTGCTGAAGAATCTGGCGCTGCTGGTTTTGCTTCATTGAAGTTCTACGGTGGTGGTACATCTGCTGATGTGGTACTTGGTGGTGGTTATGGTTCACAAGAAACAGCTACATATATGTATATGTTGAACACTAATTACATTTTCTTCCGCCCACATAAAGAACGTAATTTCGTTCCTATCGGTGGTGAACGCCAAGCTATTAACCAAGACGCCATTGTTAAGCTGTATGGTTGGGCAGGTAACTTAACTGCTTCCAATAGCTTCCTACAAGGCTTGTTGACAACCTAATCCATAGAATATAAAGGAAAATTATCATGGCATATTCAGTTCTCCCTATCGCAGGTATAGACCTCGTAGACATCCAAACCGTTGCTGAACAAGCAACCAATGGTGGCACATCTCCAACATTTGGCCCATTAGGCGCAGAAACTTTTGCATCTGATGGTAAGCGTTATGTTTGGGCAGTTGCTGGTGAGGCTATTACAGCTAACACAGCTACTTGTTCAATCAATGCTTCAACCTTTGTTGCTACAGCATCTGCTGGTACTTACTTAGCACCAACAGCTACAATGGCTTCTGGCGATTATGGCTGGTTTAGCAAGGCTTCAGTCTAAAAAATTGAAGATGTAGTAAAAACTGGGACTCTCTCACAAGGGGAGTCCCTTTTCTTTTTAACCCTAACTACTTAGGAGTATTAAATGGCTATTGAAAGCGATATTCAAGGTGCAGATGCACGACTAGCAGTCCAATTCTATAAAAAAAGCGTTAAGCAAGACGATGCTTCAAACGAAGCTGGTAGACCGATTTTTAAAGAATTTGATTTTGTCCGTATTATGGTTCCTGGCGATAATTTGACAGAAATTGACACATACGCCCAAGATTCCCATAAACAGCGCTTTCCCCGTCAATGGGCGCATTATCAAAACCAAGTAGCAAACCATGAAGATATTATTGGCACACCATTAGAACAATGGCCACAAGTTACTCGTAGCCAAGCTGATGAATTGCGTGGTCTTAAATTCCACACAGTAGAGTCTATTGCTAACTGTTCTGACCAGCAATTACAGCGTATTGGCATGATTGCAGGGATGTCACCGCATAATTTCCGCTTAAAAGCACAGGCTTTCCTTAATTTAGCCAATGAATCCGCAGAAGTAGCACAAAGAGAAGCAGAATTGCAAGCATTGCGTGAAGAAAATGATAAAATTAAGGCAGAAACTGATGCGAAGCTGTCCAAAATGCAAGAACAAATGGAAGCGCTACTTGCGGCAGTTGCGGAAAAGAAACCTAAAACACGCAAACCTAAAGTAGAAGCAGAGGTCTAATATGTCCCAAACGATGTTGCAACTGGTACAACAGGTAACAGCCGAATTAAATCTCGCTGTGCCTACTTATGTTGCTGGTAACACCAATCAAGATGTCCAACAAATATTGGCATTAATGAATGGTTCTGGCTATGACTTGCTTAAAGAATATGATTGGCAAGCATTACAGGTGCAATATCGTTTTTACACTAAGTCTTTAACTGCTAATGCCACAACTGTCAATGGTTCGTATAACTTGACTTTTGCGGCAGGCACAGATTTAAGTAATGTTACAAGCCAATGGCAATTAACTGGTTATAACATTCCGCAAGACACTTATGTAGTTTCAGCTAATAACACTACAAAAGTAGTCGTTATGAGTCAAATGGCTAGTGGTGATGGCGTACAGTCAGTTGTATGCGCTCAGACTGCTTATGACCTTCCTGCTGACTTTGAAACCATTGCAGATAGAACCCATTGGGATAAATCCAAACATTGGGAAATGTTAGGGCCAGAAGATGCCCAACAATGGCAATGGTTAAAGTCTGGTTATATTTCAACAGGCCCAAGGATTCGCTGGCGTATTTTAGACAATCAATTCCAAATATGGCCTGTAATGAATACCAATGAGTATTTAGGTTGGGAATACAGAAGCAAGGGCTGGGCAAGAAGCGCTGCTGGTGCTATTAAAAACAGCTTTACTGTTGATACAGACACTACTGTTTATGATGACCGTATTATGGTTTTGGCTACTAAATTAAAGTATTTTCAAATCAAAAACTTTGATACAACAGCTTTATCACAAGATTATCAGCGTTATTTATCTGTAGCTAAAGCCAATGACAAAGGCGCGCCAAATTTATCATTTGCACCTTATCCAAGCAAAGTTCTTATTGGTTACGCTAATATTCCTGACACAGGATATGGCTCATAATGACTGTACCTCAAAAAAGAAACGCTGTTACAGCTAGTGTTGCAGCCCCAATAGGCGGTTGGAACGCCAGAGATTCTATTGCTAATATGTCACCGCTTGATGCTGTGACTTTAAACAATTTTTGGCCTACACCTACTGATGTTCAATTAAGATTAGGTTATACAAAGTCTTGCACAGGCATTACAGGGCAAGTTAATAGCTTAATGAACTATGCTGGCGTTACAACTCAAAAGCTATTTGCTGCTGCAGGAACAAAGCTATACGATGTTTCAGGCTCAACTGCTACACAAGTAAAAACGATTGTTAATAATAAGTTTCAGCATATTAATGTAAGCACGCCTGGTGGTCATTTTATGGTCGCTGTTAATGGTGTAGACCCTGCACAGCTATATGATGGCACAAATTGGATTAGTTATGCGCCTACTGCTACTGCACAAACAATCAGTTCTATTACTCGCGGTGGCACAGGTAATTTAACGGCTACCGTTACAACCGCTTCTGCACATGGGCTAGTAACAGGAAATCAAATCGTAGTGACTGGAGCTACTCCTAGTCAATTTAACGGCACTTATTTAATTACTAAAATTAATGCTACGCAATTTGCGTACACAATGGCTTCAGCACCAGCTAATAATGCAACTGTTGTAGGCTCTTATACTATTAACTATGCTATTACAGGCGTAGATTCAAGCACTTTTGCTCATGTAAATTTGTTTAAAAACTTTTTGTTTTTTGTTAAACAAAACAGCATGGAAGCATGGTATTTGCCAGTAGGTCAAGTAGCTGGCGCAGCTTTAAAATTAGATTTTGGTGGTATTGCCAGAATGGGTGGTTATTTGCAAGCAATGGGCACTTGGACTATTGATGCAGGCCAAGGAGCAGATGACTACGCAGTATGGATTACAAACAATGGCGAAACTATTGTATATAACGGTACAAATCCTGATTCTGCTACAACTTGGGCATTAAAAGGCGTATGGCAGTTAGGCCAAACATTTAATCGCAGATGCTTTTTAAAATGGGCTGGCGATTTACTTTTACTAACTCAAGACGGTCTAGTGCCATTAGCTGCTGCATTGCAATCTAGTCGATTAGACCCTAGAGTTAATCTTACTGACAAAATTTATTACGCAATTAGTCAAGAGGCTTCATTGTACTCGGGTAATTTTGGCTGGCAAATTAACTATTTTGCTAGTGAAAATATGCTAATTATTAATGTGCCTTCTACTACTGGTATTCAGCAATTTTGTATGCATACCATTTCTAAAGCATGGTGCAGCTTTTCAAATATTAATGCCACTTGTTGGGAATTAAACTACGACCAAATGTATTTTGGTGGAAATGGCTTTATTGGCCATTGGTGGAACGCTTATAGCGATGATGGCAACAATATTGAAGCGCAAGTTCAACAGGCTTATAGCTATTTTGACGCGCCAGGACAGCAAAAACGCTTTACAATGATTCGCCCTATTTTTCAAACTGACAATGGTTTGCCAGGCATTTTAGTAGGTATTAATACTGATTTTGATGCTCAAAACAGTCTTGGTGCAGTCAGTTATAACGCTGTAAGCTCAACTTTAGGGGTATGGGACACAGGGGTTTGGGATACAGATGTATGGGGTGGCGCGCTATCTCTTACAAAACTATGGCAAGGTGTAACAGGAATAGGCTATTCAGGCGGTATTATTATGAAAATAGCCTCTCAAGGCATTGATGTTCATTGGGTATCTAGCGATTATGTAATGGAGCGAGGTGGCGTAATTTGAGGCGTGTGGTTACTGATAATCAAGAACACCTTAAAGCGTGGATTACAGGGGTATTAGGGATGCAATTTAGCCCTTATGCCACTTTTATAGGGCAAGAAATAGACGGTGAAGTAAAGGCAGTAGTAGCGTTTGATAACATCTTAGACAAGTCTTGCATGATGCATACAGCCGCTATAGTGCCTAATTGGATTAGTAAAGATTTATTATGGGCGTGTTTCGATTACCCCTTTAACATATTGAAAGTAAAGGTTATACTAGCGTCAGTTGCTTCTACAAATGAAGAAGCGCTGAAATTAGACCGACACCTTGGTTTCATAGATAAAGCGTATATCGAAGATGCTCATATTGATGGGGATTTAGTTATATTAGCAATGAGGCGTGAAAATTGTCGATGGCTCGACATTAAAACACCTCTAAAAGGAGAATGACATGGGTAGTGGTGGCGGTTTACTTGGTGGCGTAACAAACGCACTATTTGGAAGTCCTAAGACTGTAGATGTGCCTAATTATACTAGCGCAGCACAGCAGACTTCTGCGTCTGATTTAGCGTCAAATCGCTTAAATCAATCTAACGCTTATGGCTCATTAAATTATAATCAAACTGGTGTTGACCAATATGGCAATCCTACTTGGACTCAAACGCAATCTTTAAATCCACAACTGCAATCTGCTATTAATAGCAATTTAGGTCAATTAGGACAGCCATTTAACGCGCCACAGTTTCAAGGCCAAGACATGGCAGCCATGAATTACTTTGGTTCTAAATTAAATCAACAACAATTTGACCCTAAAACTTTAGCTAATTATCAATTAGATACTAGCAAATTAGGCGCTAATGCATTGCCTTCTTATGGTATCAATCCAGGTCAAACATACAGCGAAGCTATTATGCAACGCTTACAACCTAGTTTGCAGCGTCAAACACAAGAGTTAGACGCACAGTTAGCAAATCAAGGTATTATGCCTGGCTCTAAAGCATATGAAACTGCTAAAACATTAGCCGCACAAGGTCAAAATGACGCATTAACTAGCGCTATTGTTGGCGGTATGCAAACAGGATTAGCAGCAAATCAACAACAGTTTGGTCAAAACTTTAATGTCGCCAATACTCAATTAGGCGCTAATCAATACAACAATCAACAAGCTATGAACGCTAATAATCTTGCTTATCAGCAACAATTA